AGCTACTGTAGTGTTTCCATAGAAAGGGTCAGTGCCTCCGCTTACTCCAGCAGAAAAGAAAGGTAATTGAGGTTCTTCATTAGCTATGTCATTAATAGATTTATTAATAACTTGTTTTACAAACTGTTGTATTCCTATAGCAGTTGAAAAATTTGATGATGTAAGTACTACCTCATTTAATTCTCTTAGTACTTCATTAGTTAATGTTAAATAGGTTTTAGCCATTATGCTTTTCCTTTAGCTTTTTTCTGTGCTGTTTTACTTAATTCTTTAAAATGAAATAATTTTACACTTGTTTTAGTATGTGATTTATTTGTGTGTAAAGAACCATTTGGCATTTTATGAGAGCTACCTTTATGTTCAGTACCATCTCTTTTGTAGTGCTTAACTCCTTTCATTTTAATTAGGTGTAGCTTTAGGCATTACACTAGCATTACCACCAGCACTATACATAGTTCTACCACCTTTCATCATTTTCTTTTTAGCCATACCACCATCCATGTATTGACCTCTGTTAGGATTGCTGTTTTTAATCATTCTATTTTTGGGACCTTTATAAATATTGTTCCCGATCTTCACCAGCTCATTTTTTTCTTCCATTATTTTTTCAATTTTTAAATCATCTTTTTTATTAAATATCATTTTATTCTCCTTTTAATTAATAAGTGGAGGAGTCCTGAGACTCCCCCGATTTTGACTATTCAGTCAATAACTTAGATTGTATTATCCACTCGCTTGAGTTGTTGTAATACCGTCTTGGACTTTACATTGTCCATTTAAATACCAGTTAGTACCATCAGACCATACATGAACAAAATCTCCATGTACTGCCTTACTAGCTACAAATGAGATTGTATCTGCATCTGTAACTGTAGCCACTGAACCAGCCGCATCTTCCGGAGAAGATACATTACCTACAATAATGTTAGCACTAGATGCTGTCACTACTGTATGAGTTCCCGTAGGTTCTGTTGCTCCAACATAAAACCAATACTCTAATCCTGCTGCTGGAGTAGGAAGAGTTTGTATTTTAGCTGCTGCTACATTAAGAACATAACGAGTGCCTGATTCGGCTGCGGTAATAGTATTAGCTGCGGTTATTGCTTCTGTGTCAGAGGGCTTCTGGACTTTAGTAGCCAACTCACGAACATCGGATGTTCTAGCTGAATTACGACCAGTATCTCTTATATTTACTTCTGACATATTATTTACCTTTAAATTTATGTGTTAAAAAAAGGAGAGGTCCGAAGACCTCCCCATAGTTAGTATTAGTCAATACCATAGAATGCAGAAACTAAAGCATCGTCTCTTAAGACATTTGCTCCGTATACATGCAATCCACGAACTATGTCACCAAACGAAGTTGGGTCTCTTAACACTTCTGTTGAAAGAATAGTTTGTGCAGTAGCCGTAGATGACATATGTCCAGCCAAAACTTTACCAGCAGCATTAGATGGTGCGGCAATGTTGTTTGATTTGTACATATCAAATCCACGAAGTTTTCCACTAGAAACTAAACCGTTTCTAATAGAACCCTGTCCTGCATTGTAGTCTACAGACAATAACTTAGAACCTGATGAACCTAGAACTTCATAGAAGTCAGGACCAGCAACGAACCATCTACCTTCTTCAGGTACATTAGCTTCGTCTAATAGTCTAGCCATTCTAGACATAATATCTAGAGGGTCATGTTCACTAGAACCAAAACCTATATCTAAGTTTCCTGTTCCGTCAAAAGTTCCAGCCGCTAAATCAGTAGCGTTATCAGAACCTAAAATGTGATTAGGTGATGATGCAGAAACTCCAGCGAACATTTCAACTAATACAGCAGCATCGTATGCATCTTTAAGAGCATAAGCAGCTGATGAAGTAGCAACTTCTTTAAAGTTGACATGAGACATATTAGTTTCAATATCATCAACGATGAATTTGAAAGCATTAGCTTTGTCAACTACCAAAGAAAGTTCTTGGTCAGTTAGCATTGTTTGTGTTGTGTCAGTATTTCTAGTATACGCTGATACTGAAATTACTGGCTCCTTAATAATCTTTACAGAGTCTCCATATGCTGAGATTTCTCCAGCATAATCAGTGTTTGTAATAGCTTCTACTACCGATGCTTTTCTGAAAAAGTTTAAAACCTTTTTAGAATAAATCGAAGGTAGGAAAAAACTATTAGTCTGTCCACTGACAGAGTTTGCAAAGTTACTGTTAGTATCCGTTGATGCTTCAAAAAATTGAGCCATGGGATATTCTCCTTTGTTTTATAGTTTATTTACTGATTCTGCCTTGTTGCATTGCATCACTGATTTCACTTTCGTATTTATCAAATTCAGCTATACTCATGGCAGCAATCTCCTTTTCAGACCATATTTTCTCTTGCGTTGGTTCAACACTTGTTGTTTTAGTTGAAACCATATCCGCAGCAGAATTAGTCTTTTTAGAAGATGACCTTTTCTTTTTCGGAGTATTTAAACCTATATCTCTTTTAAACAAATCTATAGCTCTACTAGCTAAGTCGGCATCATTAGCATTCTTATATATCCAATCTTGGATAGCTTCAGGTTGCTCTTTTGCCCATTCGTGAAAATCATCACTGTTTCTGATATCATCAAAGTCAGGATGGTTTTCCATTAACCTTTTTTCTGATTCTTGTTGAACTATCTGTTGCTCTCTTTCTTGGAGTTTACTAAGGCGTTCTTCTAGAACTTTTGCCTTAGATTCACTTTGTAGATGTGCAACAGTTTCAACAACTTCATAAACATCAGGATATGAATTTTTAAATTCTTCAAGTTCTTCTGGAGTTTTAGGAGCTGTATATTCAGGTGTTACCTGATTTATCAATTCTTCTTCTCTAGACTTAAATTCATTAAGCTTACTATCATAATGTTTTTTTAAATCATCGTAGCGTTTTTTGTAATCAGGTTTCTTATAAGGAGTATCCTTAGTTTCTTCCTGTTTAACCATTTCAATGTCATCACTTTCGTCAATCGCATTTGATGGTTTTTCAAAAAATATTCCCTCACTAGATTCAAAAGGTTTATCTTCACCAGTATGCCAAGCTTTTTTTTGGTTATAAGGATTGGCTTGTTCCTCTTGTAAGACTTCTTCAGTCATTTTCTATCCTCCTAATTGGGGCTTTGTTTACAAGGTAGCTCTATGTCGACTAGAGGGCTTGTATTGTAAAGGTAGCCTTTCGGTTATTATTTTTGATAGAGTGCCTAATATCTTAGGGTAGCTCTATCGTTTATCGCAATCTTGGATTAAGATTTCTCATCTGTTCAGATACTGCAGCATTACGAAGTTCTTGTTCTTCTGGATTAGCTCCAAAATCATAATCATCTTCTTCCTGTCTAACAGTAGTTGTAACAGTTCCGCCATATGCGAGTTCTTGTCTTTCATCTGCTTTAGCTTCAGCTTCTTTCATCATAGACATTAAAGTGTCTGCTCCGATTTCTTCTGTAGCTTTAGCAGTGATAACAAATTCACCGTCAGATAACCTTGCAGGTATACTGTCGGAGACTTCTGAGCCCGGTCCTTCTACAGGACCAGCCCCTGAAAATTCTTGTGCAACATCCATAACCTTGTCAAATAATAGACTAAGGTCTGGATTGCTTTCTAATTCGTTCATAAGCATCTCTTCTTCTTCTTCTGAGAGTGCTTGATTTATTACAAAATCTAAATAGTTATCTTCCATTTCATCATCAGAATCCATTTGAGATTCTTCTGACATCATAGGCTCTTCCATTGGTTTTTCTGGTAGAGGTTCTAATTCTTCTTGCATTTCTTCTGATACAGTTTTTTCAGCCATAGGTTCTTGCATTTCTTCTTCGTTACCTATTGGCATACCTGCCATCATACCACCCATTTGTTTTTGTGTTCTTTCTCTAAGAGCTTCAAAGTCTTTAGCAGTTAGTTCTCCATCTTTGTCAACATCTAACTTAGCTTGACCACCAGACATTTTTTTATCTCTATCTAATAAACCACCTTTAGCAAATTGTAAAGGTACATCATCTAACATTTCATAACCACCTGTATCTGGGTCAAATCTAGGTCCAGCTTCTTCCTCAAGTCTTTCATTTCTAGATTTACTTTTTCTTGTATTAGATGCTCTACCTCTGCTTTCTTTAACAAGCCTATCTTCTTTTAATGCTCTTTCTGCTGAACTTTTTCCTTTTTCTGTTGCTTTTAATGTACGATTTTTTTCTGCAATTCTTGCTATTTCTGTTTGTTTTTTACCGTACTTTGCTATTTCTTTTAAACCATTTTTACCATATTTTTTTACAACAGCTTTTGAGCCTTGTAAAAGTAACATATTTAATCCGCTTACTAAAGCTGCTGCTGCTAGTGGTACTGCCATTTTAATTTTCCTCGTTTCTAAGTATTGTTTCTTTAACCTGTTGGGGTAGTGTTATTAATCGTGCCAGAGAAGCTACTTTCCCCTGCAACCGGAACATTTCCGATTCCGATGTTGCCACCGCCAGTGCCTGTAACTCCAGTGTCTTGAGGTCCTTGAGGTGTTCCTCCAAGGCTTCCCATACCTGCTGGTTGTTGACTATTGGGTTGAGTTTCCTCGCCTGTGTTTTGTTGAGCATTTTGCATTCCTATTATTTGTGCCATGACCGCTGCTTCTTCTGGGTCGTTTAAAATTTCATCTGGGTCTAAATCTAAACTGTAGGCAAGTTCACTTACTAATTTAGAAACTTTAACAAAAGGTGCAATCGCTGGACTTTGAGCAGTTTGTAAGAACATTGTAAGTCTTTGACTTCTAACTTCTTTCTGCATCAAGCTGTTTGTACCTGTAGCTTTAACTTCTAAATCACCTATTACATCTAAGTCACCTTCAAAGAACTGCATGTTCCATTGAAAGTAAGACTCTCCTAATGGCTTTAATAAAAAGTCATCAAGATTTTTAATAACTGTTTTTATATTTAAACTTGATGCACCAAGTAACATTGACATACCAGAGGCAGTTCTTGTCATACTTTGTACACCTGTTTGCCCATGAGAGTAACTAGGTATTCCTGTTTGCTCATCAGCAAGTTGTCTAAACTTATCAAACATCATCATATTTTCAGGTGCTGTGTTTGGAAATTTAAGACCATATATAGACTGACCGGGCATTCCTGCTTGTCTTCTAAAGATTTTACCGGGATAAACCTCCATATTTTGCCCACCTACTAAAGCAGATTCATCAACATCAAATACTAATGAACCAGCTAATGCTAAGTTATCAATAGCCATTCTTGCATGACCATTCATAATCTGTTGAGAATCATCCATATTCTCAGCCACTCCAATACCAAAGAAATTATAAGGGTTTCTTTCGTAAGGGAATGCGTTATAAGGTATACGATATGGTGTAAAAGGATTTATTACTGCTCGTAATAATTTAGTACCTGATACCCAAGCGTTTATTTGTACTTCATCTAAATCATCTACAGAGTCTGGTAAGTCTATACCAACTTCTCTAGCATACTCTGCATCCATTATTCCCCAATATTCAAGGACTTCAAAGTTAGGAGCATAAGATTCGTCAACACTATAATCATCTTTTAATTGATTTTCAAAATCTTTTTCTTCGTAGTTCGGACCCATTTGTATACATTCTCGTATAGCATCCTTATCAAAGTAAGGCATGTTTCTTAATTGCCTTAATTGACTACGATTCATTTTATGTCTATGAACTACAAATTCACATTCATCTATGTTAGTAGCTGCAGGGTCTGGATAAAAGTCCCAACAACTTACAAATTCTATTCTGGGT